AAGCTAAATATTAGTAGTACAAAGTTTGCAGGATCTAATCCTTTAGTTCCTAATATGATATGGACTTTGGACTTCAATGAGTATATAATGAATAAAGGGCTTAGCTTTACCACAAAAGAGAACCCTTACTACTTTGGATAATATTATGATAAATATCGCAAGTGATAGAAACGAATCTAAACTATCGAATGTCTTACCTCAAGACATACAACCTAATGCTGTTGATCTAAGACTAGATAAGATCTTTGAACTTAATCATAAAGATTTTATTTTAGACGAGGAAAAAAAGCAGCATAGAGGTAGTAAAGTGCTCGAGTCAGATGAGGACGGATACTTTAATCTTAAACCTGGCTCTTACGAAATAACTTTTCAGAACATAGTAACAATAGCACCAGGTGAAGCTGGTTTTGTTATTACAAGATCTACTTTAAATAGAAATGGAGTGTTTATTACTTCAGGACTATATGACTCTGGGTATCAAGGAGTCATGGCAGGCGCACTACATGTAAATGGTGGTCTGTTTAGAGTGAAAAAAGGAACTAGACTTGGTCAGTTCTTATTATTTGATGCAGAAAGTCTTAAACTATATGATGGTGATTATGGTTTAAATAAAGAACATGATAAAAAATATATTTAGGAGTATATAATGTTAGTAGACCCAATCAAACTTGTTAATGGAGTTGATGACTCCACAGGCTACTCAGTGGCCGTAAACGCAAAAACAATTCGTGGTTTTCAAGGTAACCCGTTTGTTATAACCGAAGAACAGAAGCTCGAAAGAGAAACATATGAATTACAAAGTATGATCGATCCTGGTGATCCAGATAAAAAGAGAGAAATTTATCATATGTTCCCTGGTAGTTATGAATTTACCAGTGACGTATATGCTAATATTCCAAAAGGGCATGTTGGGTTTTTAGTTGCAAGTACTGAAATCCTAAATGGAGGATGTAGTATTAATAGCAGAATACTAGAGCCTGGCTTTAAAGGTTTGATCACTGGCCAGTTTGTAGTTAATGGAGGTGAAGCTTTTATTCAACCTGGATCAGATATTGCTGAATTAGTTGTTATTAAAATAGGTGAGTAATGGAATTACAAGTTAAAATTGAAGAGCTGCAGAAGAAGAAACTGTTTGTAGCTGCTCCTATGTATGGAGGACAATGTGCAGGAATGTTCTGTAAGTCTACTAACGATCTTGCAGCTATTGCTAGAGCTCATAATATTGAGGTAAAATTTTACTATCTCTTTAATGAGTCTCTTGTGACGAGAGCACGTAACTATTGTGTTGATGAGTTTATGAGATCTGATTGTACTCATCTGATGTTTATTGATAGTGATATTGGTTTTAATGCTAATGATGTTATCGCTATGCTTGCTATGTCAGATGGTCATCCAGAAATTAATAATGGTGAGCCATTTGATATCTTATGTGCTCCTTATGCTAAGAAATGTATATCATGGGAAAAGGTTAAGCAAGCCGTAGACCAAGGTGTCGCTGATGAAGACCCTCAAGTACTAAACAGATTTGTTGGTGATTATGTATTTAATCCTGTTCAAGGTAACAACCAGATTAGATTAGATGAACCTGCAGAAGTTCTAGAAGGCGGTACTGGCTTTATGATGATAAGAAAGCCTACTTTTGAGAAGTATAGAGATGCTTATCCTCAATTATGGTATAAACCAGACCATGTAAGAACTGCTGAGTTTGATGGAAGTAGAGAGATTATGGCTTACTTTGACGCTATTATTGATGATAAAAATCTTAACGTAGTGAATGAAGTAACTGCTTTCTATGATAAGAATCCAGAAGCAGGTAAAGAAGAAATTTTAGAGTTCTTATCAGAAAAAAGAACTGGTGAAGAAAGAAAAGAATACTCTAATAGATATCTATCAGAAGATTATATGTTCTGTCAATGGGCTAGGAATATTGGACTTAAAGTCTGGCTATGTCCTTGGATGGAACTAACTCATGTCGGGTCTATGATATTTGGTGGTTCATTAAGAGACTTAGCTTCTGTTGGAGCTAGTGCTACTGCTGATGAATCTAAGATTAAGAAAAAGACTGTTGCTGAAACGTCTAAAAAATAAGAAGGATATTATATTATGCAATTAAGTGAAAATACTATTAACGTTCTAAAGAACTACTCTCAGATTAATCCTTCTATTCAATTTAAAGCTGGTCAAGTTCTTGCTACTGTATCGCCTCAAAAGACTGTAATGGCTAGAGCTACAGTTGAAGAAACATTTCCTGGTGAAGGTGCTATATATGACTTAAATAGATTCTTAGGTGTTCTATCTTTATTTGATGAGCCTGAATTATTTTTTAGTGAAAATAAAGTTACTGTTCAGAAAGATAAAAAGAAGATTAACTATACGTATGCTGATCCTCAAATGATTATTACACCTCCAGAGAAAGAGATTAACTTTCCAGACCCAGAAGTATCTGTAGAAGTATCATGGGCAGAAATGCAGCAGGTATTAAGAGCTGCTTCTGTTATGGGCTTACCTGAGATTGCTTTGATAGGTAGTTCAGGTGAAATAGCTCTTAGCGCTATAGATTCTTCTAACCCTACTGCAGATGGATATTCAAGTGAAGTAGGTGAGACTAAAGATGAGTTTCAATTTATATTTAAAGTTGAAAATCTAAAGTTAATGAATTATAATTATATAGTAGAGATATCTGAAAAAGGTATCGCTAAATTCTCTTCAGTTAATTCATATGGTCCTAAGATGGAGTATTGGATTGCGACTGAAGCTAAATCTAATTTTGAGAGAGGTAATTAATATGTATATTGAAGAAGGACAAGCTGTACCAGCTGTTACTTTTAAAGTAAGAGAACTTGGCGAGTGGAAGCAAGTAACATCTTATGAATTATTTGGTAATAAGAAAGTAGTTTTGTTTGCTCTACCCGGGGCATTTACACCTACTTGCTCATCTAAGCAACTTCCTGGTTTTGAAGAAAACTATGATAAGTTTCTTGAGCACGGTATAGATGAAGTTTACTGTCTGTCAGTTAATGATACATTCGTAATGAATGCATGGGCTGAACAACAAGGTATTACTAAAGTTAAAATGATTCCGGACGGATCAGGTGAATTTACTGACGGTATGGGAATGTCAGTATGCAAAGACAATTTATGTTTTGGTGTGAGAAGCTGGAGATATGCAGCTGTTATTGATAATGGTGTACTTATTAAACTATTAGACGAACCTGGTCAAGAAGATGATCATCCGGAAGATCCGTATGGTGAATCATCTCCTGAGTCTGTTCTCGAATGGCTTGAAAAGACTGCCTAAATGAGAAAATTTATATTATGCAACAACGTGACGAATTTTTATTCGTGGAGAAGTATCGTCCACGTAAAATAGATGATACTATATTACCTTATGAGTTAAAAACTGTATTCAAAGAGTTTATAGCTAATAATAATATTCCTAACTTAATATTATCAGGTGGCCCTGGCGTCGGTAAGACTACTGTCGCCAGAGCTATGCTTGAAGAGATTCATGCTGATTATATTATAATAAATGGTTCGTTATCAGGTAATATTGATACGCTTAGGAATGAGATTATGCAGTTCGCATCTTCAGTCTCATTTCAAGGTGGTCGTAAATATGTTATACTAGATGAAGCTGACTATTTAAACGCTAACTCTACTCAACCTGCTCTTCGTAACTTTATGGAAGAGTATTCTAAGAACTGTGGTTTTATTCTTACTTGTAATTTTAAGAATAGAATTATATCACCTCTACATAGTAGATGTTCTGTTATTGACTTTGATATAAAGAATGCTGAAAAGCCTAAGCTTGCTTCTGAATTCTTTGAAAGGTTAAAAAAGATCTTAGAGATGGAAAGTATTGAGTATGAAGATAAAGTAGTAGCTGCTTTTATTCAAAAGCATTTTCCTGATTGGAGAAGAATCTTAAATGAGATTCAAAGGTATAGTGCTGTAGGTAAAATAGATGCTGGTATACTATCTAATCTTCAAGAAGTATCTATAAAAGAACTTATGAAGAATATGAAAGCTAAAAACTATACAAATGTACGTAAGTGGGTAGCTGAAAATATTAATAATGATACTAATACTATCTTTAGAAAGCTTTACGATAAGTCAGGTGATTTATTTAAAGCTCAATCTATACCTCAGCTATGTTTAATATTAGCTGACTATCAATATAAAGCTGCTTTTGTAGCAGATCATGAAGTAAATTTAGCTGCTTGCTTAGCAGAGATAATGGTGAATTGTGAATTTAAATAAGATATTTAAGAAAAAAAGAGTACGTGATAGTAACGTACTATCTGTCATAGAAGCTTATGAGAGACGTGAGGAGAAAGGGGCTAAGAAGTATAATACAACCACTGATAGAGATGATCTATCTTTTGTAGCTTGGTTAACTCATCTTCAAGAAGAGTTAATGGATGCAACTATCTATATAGAAAAATTAAAAAGCGAACAAAGAAAAAATAATGAGTGATAATCCATTTGATTTTATTAATTCCATATCGCATAAGAAAAATAATTTATTAACTGATGAGCATGCGGAGAAAAACTATCCTGGCTTTTTAGTTAATAAGGGCTTATCTTTACATGCCGATACTATTCTATATGCAAATGAGATTAATAGAAGACCATGGATAGATAATAAGCTCGCATATGATTATTACCTAAATAGTATTAGACCTCGTAAGAGATACAGTAAGTGGTTCAAGAAAACAAAGAATGAGGATCTAGAACTATTAAAAGAATATTATAAGTGTAGTGAGTCTAAAGCTCTCGAGTATCTAAACTTCCTATCAGAAACTCAATTAGAACAACTGCGCAAGAGATTAACAAAAGGTAATAAACAATGAACGCAGTTTCAAACATGGTTGAGGTATTACTAGAAAAAGAAGATGACTTTCTTAAAGTAAGAGAGACATTAACTAGAATAGGCGTAGCGTCTAGAAAAACAAATACACTCTTCCAATCATGTCATATACTTCACAAACAAGGTAAATATTATATTGTTCACTTTAAAGAATTATTTGCTTTAGACGGCAAACCTTTTACTTTTTCAGAAGAAGATCAAGGTAGAAGAAATGCTATTGCTAATCTATTAGATGAATGGGGATTAGTAAAGTTAGTAGATAAAAATAAATCTAGCGAACCTTTAGTTCCGATTACTAAAATTAAAATTATTCCTTTCAAAGAAAAGAATGATTGGGAACTTATAGCAAAATATAATATTGGAAAGAAAAAGTAAAAAAGTAGTTGACTTTCTAAAAAGAATGCCTAAATAATATATGAAGACGCCGAAAACGGGTCTTTTATTTTAACTTGCTTATTTAAGGAGAAAAAAATGAATAAGATCAATTTGTTTGATAGTTTTTATCAACACTCAGTTGGTTTAGATACTCTTCTAAACGAACTTCAATCCACACGTTTAACCAATAATACGAATTATCCCCCGTATGATATTATCAAAGAAGATGATGAGAATTATCTCATTAAAATGGCTATTGCCGGCTTTGGTAAAAAAGA